ATGATATACGGGTATATCAGAGTTAGCAGCGATAAGCAAACGGTAGAGAATCAACGTTTTGAGATTACCAACTTTTGTAAACATCAAAATCTTTCAATTGACGACTGGATAGAAGAAACTATCAGTGGTACAAAGAACTATAGCAAACGAGAACTTGGCAGGTTACTTAAAAAGGTAAAAAAGGACGATATTATCATTTGCAGTGAATTGTCTCGCCTTGGTCGTAACCTATTTATGATTATGGAGATACTGAATATCTGCATGACAAAAGAATGTCGCATGTGGACTATCAAGGATAACTATCGCCTTGGGGATGATATTCAGAGCAAAGTCCTCGCCTTCGCTTTCGGACTTTCAGCAGAGATAGAACGTAATCTTATCAGCCAACGAACCAAGGAGGCATTAGCACGAAAGAAGGCAGAAGGCGCAAAACTTGGGCATCCCAAAGGATTTCGTTGTAGGCTTAACCCCAAATGTGTCAACAGGCATGAATGGATTATCAAGGAACTTAATAAAGGAACAGAGAAAACAGTTGTTGCCAAAAAGTTGAAAGTATCAAAAACCACCTTTTACCGATATCTTGTCTATACAGGACTTCATACACCAATAAATTGCATGCAGAAAGGGTGGGAAGAGTATGGTGTCTATCATTAGCTAATTTTTGGATGGACAATTAAAAGTGAGGAGATTGAAATGTTAAGGGACTTATGGAATAAAACGTGCATATCGGCTAATATTCCGGCAATAAGTATGGATACATGTGCGAGAATTCTTGCAGTTGTATACGTACATGGTAATAACGAATCTTTTGTTTATAACAAGTCTTTCCTTTCGGATTTACAATATGTAAAAGAAAGATTTAGACTGAAAGGAGGAGAAATTCCTGATGCAGATTTCTGCGAGTTAGTAAAAAAATATGTGGCTAAACTTGAGAGTTACATAGAAGATCATAAAAGTGATAATTGTGATAATTCTGCGATATTCAAATCGCACATACCCAATTGGGCTATTGAGCTTTTTTATGATAGGTATAAGATTAAATTAATAAATTAATCTTTCGAAGAAATATTCTAACTAAAAGTCGTAAATTTATGAAAGCTGCGAATAAACGATGGACGGAGCCTGAAGAGAGCTTCGTAAAACAGAATCTTGGCAAACTGACCTTTGACCAGATGGGCAGAGTTTTGAACAGAAGTTCTATGTCTGTTCGCCTCTTTTGCTTGCGCAATCGCCTTACTGTCGGATTGCAAGTCAAGCGCAATATCCTTATGGAGATGTTGAAGATAAAGTTCCGCCACCCGGAAGACTTCACTCCAACGAGAGTCTTTTACACGGAAACAGAAATAAATCAGCGTCGATTTTGGGATTTATATTATGGTAGAAAGGCCATCAGCAGTAAAGAGTATGCTGCCGTGGCAGACTATCTTGGCATAACGATGCAGGAGGAACTTGGTTCACGCCAGTTGGAACTGTTTGAGGAAACCGAGGAATAAATTATGGTTGACAAGAATTTCATTGAAAAGGTCAAGTCGGCCTTAAACATTGTAAATGTAATAGAAACCTTTACGCACCTGCACAAGACGGGTGCGAATTACAAGGGTGTGTGCCCTTTTCACGACGACCATTCTCCTTCTATGGTCGTCAGTCCGTCAAGGCAGACCTACCACTGCTTCGTATGCGGAGCGAGTGGTGACGTAATCTCCTTCGTGCAGCACCATCTGAACCTCAGCTTTATGGAAGCCCTGCGCTGGTGTGCCGTGCAGGCCGGAATAGAATTTCCTGCAAAGGAACTCTCTCCGGAGGAGGAAGCCGCTTACAAGAAGAAGGAGGCGCAGCGTATCGCAATAGATGCCGCAGCGAAGTTCTTTCAGAAGAACCTTGCCCAGGCAGAGAGCTTTCTTGCTTCCCGTGGGTATAGCCTTTCAGACAAAGCACTGACCGACTTCGGCGTCGGCTATGCTCCCATGGGCAACCTCGCCCTTTCAGAACTTTCAAAAGCCGGATATTCACAAGAGCTATTGCAGGAAGTAGATGTACTGGGTAATAGCGAAGGTCGCTTATACGACAGGTTCCGTGACAGATTAATGTTCCCGTTCTATGATATGCAAGGCCATGTCATAGGTTTCTCCGGCCGGATCGTTACTCCAAGAGAGAGGACAGGCAAATATGTGAACACGGGTGAAACGCCACTGTTCACGAAAGGGAAACACATCTTCGGATTATACCAGGCACGCAAGAGCATAGGAAAGGAAGGCTTCGCGTATCTTGTCGAAGGTCAGTTTGACGTTATGTCTCTACATAAGGTTGGTGTAGAGAATGTAGTCGGTGGAAGCGGGACGGCATTCACCGATGACCAAGTAAAGCTGCTGCTTCGCTTCACAGATGATATCGTCATGATTTACGATGCCGACGCTGCCGGCATCAAGGCATCGCTGAAAAATTGTGAGCTGCTGCTGAAGGCCGGCGCAAAAGTACGCTGCATCCGTCTCGAGAAAGGCATGGATCCCGACGAGTTTGCAAAGGCGAACGGCAGTCTTACAGCAAAAAAGCTGAAGGGACTGACGGAACCTTTCCCCAAAGCATTCAAGCGTATGCTTCTTCCACGTGGTTGCAAGGATGAGACAGTTATCACAGACTGTTTGAATTCCATTTGTTCCCTCGTAGCGTGTGTACAGGATTCCGTTTTGCGCCTCGAATACGTCAAGTCCATTGCAGAAGACTTCAGAAGCAGGATTGGCATTATAGACAACAAGGTGCGAAGCATCCGTACCAGGCTGAAGGAATCATCCGTTCAGACAAACACGCAGACTGGTATCTTCGGTATCGATGCGCTGAAGGAGAATATCGAAAGCGACCGCCCTGCAATTATCACCTCTGTTATGCAGGATTTCCTCGACGGCTACGGCGAAGAACCCATCGTATTCGTGTCCGGTCGGCCGTCTGGCAATGACATTCAGGAACTACGACGTGTCTATTGCTACTTCGTCTCGTCAGAGACAGGTTGCAGCATCGCCGATGACGGAGACGAAAACAACTACCTGCATACTCTTGCAGAGATGTATCGTGCAGGTATCAAGATAGAAATGATCTTCAGCGATAGTACAGGTTCGTTCCTGGACTATTACATCGCATTGCACGGTAAGTTCCTCGAGAACTTCAATGGAGATCGTGTTCCTCTCGTCTCACGTTGTATCGAACTGACATCTTACGCTGACGACACCGTTATAACCATAAACAGAAATCATTACTGCTCTGTACTAAAGCTGACGAAGGGACAGTTTGACGAGATAAGAAAACCATTCGTTCTCAAGCGCAAGTCTGCGATGAAGGTCAGCATGCAGGCAGACAACCTCGAGGATGAAGAGTTTGACGTGAACGAGCCTCCAGACTATGTACAGGAGAACGAAGAGTACAGGAGGATGTGGAAAGAGTGCGGCTATTACCCGCGGCTCAACAAGAAGAGCGAACCGGTGTGCTATATGTTCCGCAATAAGAACGGCAACGGGATGACGCAGGTGGCCGACTTCTTCATGACTCCTCTGCTCCATATCTTTTCAGACGATTTCGAGCAGAACAAGCGTGTATTGCGCATCAACCGCAGATATTACGAGACACCGATATACATCGAGATCCCTTCCAAGGCCATGCTGAAGATGTCGTCGATAGAAGAAGTGCTCATCAACTACGAAGCGGTGAACTTCAATGGTGAGGAATGGCAGTGGAAGGCCATCAAGACCTATATGAGCCGGCATTTCGTTATGTGTTCAGAAGTCAAGACCTACGGTAATCAGCAGAGCGAGGGGATGAGCCGCAAGGCCGACGAGCAGTTCTTCGCATTCGCCAACGGCATATTCCACAACGTAGAGGGCGCATGGCGGTTTGACCCGGTCAATGAACTGGGTGTGGTCACGCACAACAAGAACAACTATTATCTCCCTGCTTTCTCAACCATCTACGCAGGAAGTGGGAAGCAATCAGATAAGTACGAACTGATAAGTCAGCTCGTATACAAGGAGGTTCCAGCTGAGAAGAAGGTAAGTTTCGAGAAATGGGCTTCGCTCATGAACCAGGTGTATAAGATTAACGATAATGGCAAGTGGGCTTTAGTCTTCGCTATCATGTGCGCCTTCAGAAGCAACATCCACTGTATCGATAGGCTCTTCACCGCCCCTTTCTTCATGGGTCCGATGTCGTCAGGTAAGACACAGATCGCTATATCCATCCGCTCGCTATTCATTTCGCCTAACATTCCTATCTTTAACCTTAATACTGGTACCGATGCCGCCATGGCCACCATCATGGGTATGTTCAAGGATGTTCCTGTCGTGCTTGACGAGTACAACAACAAGGATATCAGCGACACGAAATTCCAAGCACTGAAAGGTATCGTATATGACGGTGACGGCAAACAGAAACGGAAGGGGACTTCAGGAAGGGAAATAGAAAACGACAAGGTGTTCGCACCTGTCATCATCTGCGGCCAAGAGACGCCGCAGCGTGATGACAACGCCCTGATGAGTCGTGTAATCGTCTGTGAAGTACCGAAGCCTCGTAACCGCACACCGGAAGAGGTGCGCATCTTCGAAGAGCTGAAAACGATTGAAGACCCGAACAAGATCGGCTTGTCGAATGTCCTCCTTCAGATTCTTGAACTCCGGCCTATGTTCATGGATCACTTCCGCCATCTCAAGCAGGAGGCATACAATGAGCTGAAGCAAGATGTAATCAATTCCGGGGAAATGGACCGCCTGATGAAGACAGCTTCTTTGTTCCTCGGCACTGTGAAGCTGATAGAACAGTACTCCAGCCTCCGGCTGCCGTTCACCTACGCAGAGTTCTTCAAGATCGCACAGGAGAAGATCCGTTTCCAGCTTTCACTCATCCGGAGCACGGACAAGCTGGCCATGTTCTTCACGGCCGTCAACAACATGATTGATACCAAGCAGATAATCGAGGGCAGGGAATTCCTTATCGAGCAGCCCAAGAAAGTCACAGGTAAGGACTCACGTGGCGACTCCAAGACCTTCACCTTCGAAGCAGGTTCAAACATCATGTTCCTGCGCTTGAGTGCAGTATTCAGTATCTTTGACAGAAGCGGCTATAATAATGAAAACAGTACACTCTCAACCATCGAGCAGAATCTGCGCAGTCATGTTTCTTACATCGGTACTGTTTCTTCGAGAAGATTCACGTGGGAAGAAACAGTCGACGACGTCCGCTACGATGACAAGGTAACGATGGTTAAGATTCGCAAGCAGAAGAGCACATCTACCAGCGCAATCATCATAGACTACGACAAGTTTGTCGAGTCATACAACATAGACTACAGAAGAGAATATCCTGAAGACGGCAGTCAAGACAGCAGACCGGTCAAGACTGAAGCAACGAACACAACTGAAGAACCACAGAAAAAACCTCTTCCGCAAGATCTGCCATTTGAACCGGCAGACGGAAGTGCCGAACCTTTTTAATCAAGGTTTCGATTATTCCTCAAGCAGAGCCGTGCCAGTTCGGATGAATAGGCACGGCTCATTTTCATTTATCTAACTCACATTCTTTATCACTTTCCAAACCACATAAGGCGGCGAAAAATCCCCCGTACCCCCAATTTTCAGAAGAAACAAGGAAAACACGACTTTTGAAAAATAAATTTTCAGAAAAACACCGTCCTACAATCCTACAATCCTACAAATCGTTTTTCTTTTCAAACCTATAATATACATATATACCTATAAATCAAATAGTTATATTATTATTATAGGAAATAGGATTTTATTGTTTATTTGTAGGATTGTAGGACGTTGTAGGAAATAGGATTTTTCTTGTTTTTCTCTGTTTTGGATTCGTCGTCCTACAAAATATGTGTTTTTGTAGGATTGTAGGACGACAAAAAGAGGTGAAATAATAAAACTTTTGAGTGATAAAATGTTATTATCTCATTGATAATCTGTAACTTTGCATTAGTTAAGCCTGATTTTGTAGGAATGTAGGACGGTAGGACGCTAAAAACCGAAAAAAGATATGGAGAAAGAAAAATGGACTGCGAAACGAGTGGTGACAATCCGAATAGAACAGTATCTTGCAGAATATATATCTGCAAAATATTGTAAAAATGATGCTACTGGTGGCATTAAGATTCCATGCAATACAGATTTGTATTTCTGTGTCTGGGAAAACATGGCCAGACAGCGTAGCAACCAGCCGGATGTCTTAGACGGAAACCTCCGCATCCACCTCCCTTTCCGCAAGGCCGGGACAGCGTGCAGCCCTTGGAAAGACCCGGCCTATTACAACTACCTGTCCCCGGCAGCAGCCAAGGAGATAGAGATTCAGATACGAAGAATGTTCAACTTCGAACTGCACCGTGTTCTGCTGGAGAACGAGGAGTTCGGCCGGCGGCGCAGGAACCTCGATGTCATCTACGACTTCATCCATGCCTACCGGCTGAAGTCCATCTCCTCGGATGCTCTCTTGAAGAATTATTATCGCTTCCGCAACCGCCTCCGACCGAAGAAGACACGTAAGTATCAAAAAGTAGCAACTGATTAACGTTTTTTAATACATACCGAACTGCTATTTATGTCACTCAAAAGTTATATATTATGTTAGAGTTCTTAAACGCCATTCAGGTGAGCCTTGTAAATCCGGACGGGCACGGAAAGGGAAAAGTGTATGATTTCGTTGCAGACACCTTTTCGTATATTCCACAACTTACTGACAATGAAGCTGGTAATTATTGGAACTGCGACAAAACCATAGTAATAGACTTACCCGACGAGGAAACCCGTAGGACCTTCGCTGTAGAGAGAAGTGCCATCGTTACTGTCAAGACATCCGATAGGAAAACTCATAATATCGGCACATCCAATATTCCTGCACGAGTCCAGATTTCTTCAAATCTCACCTCCGCCAATCTCGTTATCAAGTGTAAAATGCTTACAGACCCTCTTTTGTAGGTCTTTTGCCTACACCTTATTATATAGTAAATTCGCATCAAAAATAATTTTGATGAAAGAATTACAGTCTCTACTCTCTTCGGGGAAACCCTTGTTTATTACCGTTGATGGATTCCGACAGGCTATGCTCACTGCGTTTCCACTCAACGGTAAAACGCAAGATAATCCCGAGGTAAAGGCTGCGTTCGGCATGACTAAAGCTGAAATGATAGCCTATCTTGATACCCATACCTGGTATCAGCTTGAATCTCATATCGCACTCTTGGATATTCTGAAGACAACAAACCAGGAGAATACCGCCCCTGTTACACTTACTGATGAGTTCAGTGATGAGCAGCTGCCTGACAACAGTATTGCCTATCACCGTGTGTTCGGTATCGTAATGGCCGACTCGTATTACTGGTTCTCAAGCAAGCAGCTCCAGTCAGACCTTCTTGCAGCCGAAGCCAACCCGCAGATCTCCTGTCACTTCCTGCACATCAATTCCCCCGGCGGTGAAGCGTGGTACCTCGACCGGCTCAGCGAAACACTGCGTAGCTGCGAGAAACCTATCCTCACCTTCTACGAACAGATGTGCTGTTCGGCCGGATATTACATCGGCTGTCACGGCCAGCGTATCTATGCAATGACACAGAACGATTATGTAGGCTGCATCGGTACTATGTGCAGCTTCTACGACTTTGAGCCTTACTTTGCAAAACTCGGCATCAAGAAAGTTGAAGCAAAGGCCACGAACTCTGATCTGAAGAATAAGGTGTTCGATGATCTTCGACATGGGAAGGATGCCAAGTTCGTGAAAGAGATACTCGACCCGATGAATGTGCAGTTCTTGGATGAAGTCCGTTCACAGCGGAGTAAACTCGCCGACCTACCTGATGACGCACCGGTGCTGCGTGGCGAGACCTTCTATACTCCTCAAGCCGTAGAAATAGGTCTTGCAGACGGCAGCAGAACGATGGTTGAAGCAATCTCAGAGGCTTCGACGATGGGTCGTGAATATACTGAAGCAAAGAAACTGGAGACTGCCATTTACAATATATAATGTGTTTACTTTAATTTTTTGTTATTTATGAGTTTAAAAGAAAAACTGACAAGTGTCATCGAGCTTCTCGGCTTCAAGCAGAAGTTCGCAGACAAAAGCCTTTCTCAGGATGAGTTCAACGCGCTCGTTGCAGAGTATCAGAAGAAGTACCAGAGTACGCTTGCTGATGATATCGCATCCGAACAGGCTGCAAAGAAAACTGCCCGGCAGGCGGAGGAGTTCCAGACCATGCTGAACACGATCCAATCCGTCCTTGCCGGCGGCGAGCCATCATCGACAGCTGACGATAACGGCACACAGCAGCCTGCACCGCAGGGCAACGCCACGCTTGAAGGCATCCTCGAAGGCATCAAGGGTATGCGTGCCGACATCCAGGCGATGGGCGCAAATCCTGCACCTGATGTTCCTGCACAGACGGTCAATGCTGTTCCTCTCAGTGTGAACGGTTTTGCCAACACGGCCGACTACCTCTTCGGCATCAAGCACTCTCTTTTCTCAATGAAAGACCGCTGGAACAAGATCGCTGCCAACCCACGTGCTGCAGCTGCACTGCCTGAAGTTGACGACCAGGTGGACGGTGTCGCTTTCTACAAAGCAGCCTGCAACTATGCCAAGTCGCTCAAGGACCGCTACCAGTATCTCCAGCAGAACAAAATGCTTGACGCTACTGCATTGGCTAAGGGAACTTACGCCACCAACTATGAAGGCGTGGACAACGCCGGTGTAGGCGACCAGTTCGTCGTACTCCGTCAGGATGCACTCATCGCACGTGTTTTGCAGGTGCGTGACCTTACTCAGTTCTTCCCAGTCGCATACGGCTATCAGGACCGTGGACTCGTTTTTAATGCCTTCTTCGATGAAGTGTCACAGGCTTACCAGTCTGGTGAAGTCTTCAAGGGCGGCATGAAGATTGAAAACCACATGGGCTATGTAGACGACGCCATGATCAAGATGGAATGGGGTCCGATGAAGGAACTCGAGCGTAAGTACATCGGCTATCTCAACAAGGAGGGTTCTGACCCTATCAAGTGGACAATGATTGAGTATCAGCTGCTCAACACTCTTCGTGCTGCACAGGTCGAGCAGAACAAACGCCGTATGCGTGGTATCTACGTGAAGCCTGATAAGGGCGTTGCAGGCAGCTACCTCAATGCAGCCACAGGCGTTCTATACACCCTGCTGCGCTATGTTCACCAGTACGACCTCAAGCCACACGATGAGAGCACCTACCGCACCTACACGCAGGCAACCTTCCTCGCTGCCGTTCAGGAGTTCATTGCAGATGTTCGTGCTTCAATCACTGAAGACATGGACCTCGACAACCACTTCATTTATTTGAACAAGAACCATCAGGCATGGTGGATTAAGAACGTTCGTTCTACCTATGGTAAGGACACAGACTTCGCTGGACCTATGGGTGCATTGAGCGTGGTACCAGACACTACGATGCGCATCATTTGGTTGCCTTATCTTGGTCAGACTCCATTCATGATGCTTCACGAGCCAGGTAACATTCAGTTCCTGGAGTATGTTCCGGGCGAGATGCTCTCTGTGAAGATGCAGGAGAACATGGAGCAGGTGCGCGCGTGGAGCGTGTGGAAGGAAGGTACTTCTGCTTCGTTCACTGGCAGGCGTTTCGCCACCAAGAAGGAGATGGACGACAACCACTATGAGTGGCAGCAGATCTTCATCAATCTTTTCGCTGCGACGATCACCGACAAAGTCGACGGAAACAACGGCTTCTGGCAAGTCACCGACAGCACCACGTCACAGACGACCTTCACCGACATCGAGAATGCGAAGGCAGGTGTGGCTTACTGCATTGAGTGCGGTGACAAGACGAAGCTGCCGAAGATCACCAAGTCCGGCAAGTTCGACAGCATCACCGATGCCTTCACCGCCACAGCCGTAGGCGACTACATCATGGTGATTCTCGGCAGCGACAACAAGTTCCGTGAGTTGGAGCGTTGCGTCGGCGGCAAGCGCACCATCAACAAGGAGTTGCAGCCGAATGTGCCGGGTGCTCGGTAGACGAATGATTAAGGGACTGGGAGGAGAGTCAAAGGGACGGAAAGCCTCGGTAACGGCTTGTCTTCCCGGTCCCTTTCTTTAAGAAAGTAATTATCATTAACAGAAAAAGAAATGAAAAAGCCCAATATTCAGAAACGCCACCGTGCGTACAATCCTATGAAGGGATTTAATTATGCCAACCGCCAGGCACGCAAAATGTTCATGGCAACGTTTGCCATCTTTGGTGTGCTCATGCTGTTGGCTGCGCTGATTGACCACTCTCTCGGTGCAGCAGCTGGTTCTGGTGTCACCCTTGCCTCTATGGCATTGCTCGGTCATCTTGATGATGTCTCAGACCGTGACACCCACGGCAGCGACATCTCTTATATTGTCTATCTCGTGGCTCTCGATCAGATCGACCGCACGAAGGAGTTTCCACAGCCGAATGCCAATCGTGAGGTGGCACCGATCCCGTTGAAGCCGAACGAGATTCCGCACTATTTCGAAGCACACGACATACCAACCTTCACAGGAACCACGGAGAAGGGCGACATCACCACCACAGGCGAGAACCAGTTTGTCATCATCATGGGTGGCGCACGTGTAAACCTCTATAACTTCATCGAAGAGTACTCGGGAGGAAAATTCATCATCTTCTTCAAGCACGTCAAGAAGAAGGAGTGGTACATCCTCGGCGAGCTGGAGCGTCCTGTCATCCTCTCTAACACGGAGACGAAGGACGACAAGGACGGACGTTACACCACTTTCACTTTCAAGCGCAGCTCTGTAGACCTGCCGCTCGTCTATACAGGCAATCCTGCGATCACAGCAGCTACCGCCATCGCAGCAGGTGCAACCGCCATCGCCATCACGGCAGGCAGCAACACCTACACGATTCCTAACGGAACATCGGCTGCCGCCGCCATCGCTACGGTCAGCGGACTCAGCAAGAGCGACAAGGGCAGGTACATCACGCTCATTGGTGCGGGTGCCGATAAGCCTGCCACCATCGCTGACGGTTCTACCTTCGTACTCGAAGAGGGTGCTACATGGACAGCGAAGACAGGTGCGTCTATCACCTTCCGTGTTCTTGACACCACAACACTTGTCGAGGTTTCAAGAACTGAAGCCTAACCGCTCACCCCTCCCTGACACGGGAGGGGAGTTATTCACCATTTTACTTTTACAATATGTACAGCGCAAAAGAGAAATTAACGCACTTCCATAAGTTGGTAAGCCCTACAGTTGTGGAAGCCGACCTTGCCCTGCTGCACGAGAAAGCACCACACCTTACCGATTTCACACGCTTCGACCTTGCTCCAGAGAAGAATCACGAGGAGATACTCTTCTTACTTCTCGACCATTGCGAGCACGACGAAATCGTACGTAATCGACGTGAGTTTGCTAATCAAACAGCCGACGAGGATAATGAGAACATCAACGCCAATAACTCTTCTGAAGATGGCGACGAGGACCCTGAAACACTCAACAGCAATGGAGATGAAAGCCCAGACGCTGACGGTGGCGAAGGCGACGAGGATCCATCAACAGAAGAGGGTGGCGAAAATTCATCTGAAGAAGGTTCTGAAGATAACGAGCTTACAGGGTCATCATCAGAGGATCCTGCTCTCCTTTCAGAAGATAAGGATGACGATTCTTCTAAGAAGGAGAAAGCGGAAGCAAATCCAAAAAAAAAGAAGATGAGTACCCGAGAATAGAATGGGATAACCTGCTTGATGCGGACGTTCAGATGGCGACTGTCATCTATAACGACCGCATCAACACTTGGCGAAAGATGAAGCAGCTCGACGAACTGCTGGAGACAAAGCCCACCGCACAGGCTGTTGCTGAAATGGCAGAACTGCGCATCCGCAATCTTCAAGCATTTGCCGAGCTGCAATCATTAAACGATACTGGTAAGTTCCTCTGCAAGCACCCGATACTCTTCGGACGCTCAGAGATAGCCCAGCTCATTAAGTTGCTTCGCTCCGACCCAGCCGAGTTCCTCCGTCAACACAAGAACGTTCTCGACAACATCAAGCGTTACAGATCGTATATCAAGCGCAAGGATCGTAAAGAGAAAAGAGGAGCTGATAAAAGGAACCTCGAAAGATATCAAGAAAAGGAGCGACTTTTCAAAATGGTTCTTGAACAGCATAACAAATCATGACAATGGAAAATTGCATAAAAGTTTTTAATTTGGGCGGTCTGCCGACTGCCCCGCTGGACTCTTTTATCGAACTTCAGGAAGACTTCAAAAAGCCTGATGCAGACAAACTGTCGAAGCTTCAGATGCTCATCATCACTCGTGGTTTCAAGTATTCATTCAAGGTATGGAAAGACCCTGACGGTAAACTGTGGATTATTGATGCACACCAACGAAGGAAGGCTCTCCTTGGACTTCGCTCCTATGGTTTCAAAATTCCTGAGATTCCCTACGAGGAAATCCAAGCATCTAATAAAAAAGAAGCTGTCGAAGAAATAGCGGCTTATAATTCAGAGTTCGCCCAGAAGAATCCTGATACTCTTCTATTCACGAAATATAATATCAGTAGCGATGACCTTGCAAAGTTCAATCTTGGTTATGAAGTGAAACAAAATGACTTCTCTATCGGGACTGATAAACTGTTTACTTCTGAGAGTGATACAACAGAGATACAAGAGGACGTCGTTGACACCCTTCCACAAGAGGATAATGATATCTTTGCTCGTCCAGGCGATGTTTTCAGACTTGGTGACAATAGATTGATGTGTGGAGATTGTCGCTCGAAAAAGGATATCGTTACCCTAATGAATGGACGAGTTGCAGATATGATTCTAACAGACCCTCCTTATAATGTTAATTACGAAGGTGGGGGAGACAGCAAGCTAAAGATTCAGAATGACTCTATGGAGAATGACTTGTTCCTTCGCTTCTTGCAGTCTGTATTTAATGTAATGTTTTCCATTGTCAAGGCTGGAGGTTCATTTTATGTTTTCCATGCAGACTCTGAAGGTGAGAATTTCCGTAGGGCTATTCGAGAAGCTGGATTCAAGATTGCACAGTGCTGTATTTGGGTCAAGGATTCTCTTGTGATGGGTCGGCAAGACTATCAATGGCAGCACGAACCATGCCTATACGGTTGGAAACCAGGTGCTGCTCATTTTTGGAACTCTGACAGAAAGCAGACTACAATTTGGAATTTCGATAAGCCAAAAGCTAATAGAATCCATCCGACCATGAAACCTATTGCACTGATGGCATATCCTATTACTAATAGTACGAAGAATGGTGATATTGTTGTCGATGTATTCTCGGGTTCTGGTTCTACTATAATGGCGTGTCAACAGACGGACCGCATTGGTTATGGTATGGAAATCGACCCGAAATATGTATCAGCAACTGTAAGAAGATTTATGTCAATGTTCCCGCAACAGCCTATTCTGTTAGAAAGAGATGGCGTAGTCTTATCGGCAGATGATACTAAAAAAATAATTCTATGTCAGAATTAGCAGAAAAAGAAATTCTTTCAGATGAGTATGTGAATCAAATCAGAACGTTCGGGGCGTTAAACTACACCTCCGAACGTATTTGTCAGCTGCTTGGCTTAAAAAAAGCCAAGCGAGAAGCATTGCTATACCGCATAACTATTCCTGGTGATGTGTATTACGAAGCTTACCTGCAAGGCCTCGCACTTGGAGAATACAACATAGACGCTGAACTTGCTAAGAAAGCAGAGAAAGGAGATAACGAATCTATAACTTTACTTGAAGAGCGTAAGAATGAGCGTGCTGAGAAAGACCTCCGCCAACAACTATTTGGTATATGAAAAGTGAAATTGAGAAGTTAGACTCCATCCACCCTGACCTTATATCTGCATTCTTGACGAATGGAGAATGTGACGGCATTCCCAAAGATGTAAAGCTGTTCTTGCAGCAGTTACAATGGTCTGCTGAAATATTCGAGCATGAACGTAACATAACAAGAGCAGCTAAGAAACTGAAGCTACGTATTAATGCAGAGCAACGAATAAAGATAGAGGAACGCACTTGCATGGCGAGAATCTATCAAGCAATCAACTACTTCCAAGTTGATTGCAATGTTCCTATAAAGGTTTGGGAAAGCAATTTTGCAAATAAGTATGAGGATCTTGCTAAACTCTGCGCCCTCAATCGCGATTATAAAGGTATGAAGTCGTGCTATGATGCAGCCCTTGAGTGCCGTCGCAGGTCTTCCGAGATAGCAGAAGCTGACAGGGATTTAGGAGTTCTCTTCTTGATTTCACCTGAACTAACTCCAGAGGAACTTGGCTTTTCCAAGAAGAGTCTCAAGGACATTGCAGCAAAGCACAATCAAGGTTTTTATGTCACGCTTATCGACTCGCTGCCTATCGAGCAGAAGGAGAAGAAGCGACTGCTGCGTGATGCGGACATACAGGAAGCTGAAATCGTGGAGGAGATACAGAATGACTGACGAACAGACAATGCAGAACGACGAACAACCAACAGCCGACTTTGAACACTATTACATGAACCGTGTTCAGCTGTTAGCGAACATCATCGACCCGAATATGCTCTATGCAGAATGGGCTCGTGCTACTGGTAAGACGGAGGGCGTTATCGTTCCCCGACTTATCCGTGTAACGAATGATATGCCTGGTGAACTCTCGTTCCTTGTGCATAAGACTTATGTTGCACTGATGACAAACGTCTGGCCTAACATTCAGGCATCGTTCTCTCGTCCTGTCATCGTGAATGGCAAGCAGCGAGCAATGTTGGAGTATGGTATCGACTATGTGGTGGGCGAAGCAAAGCTACCCTCACACTTCCGTCGACCACGCTACCCTATTGCCTACGCCAAGCACTCGGTCATCTTTCGCAATGGTGCGCACCTTCAGTTAGTATCTTCAGACCAGCCTGAGAGTGTCGCTGGTCGTAATGCCGTGCACGCTTTCGTCGAGGAGATGAAACACAACAGCGGAGAGAAACTAAAGTCACGACTCTTCCCTTCCCTCCGTGGTGGTTCAGCTGACATCCGTCGCTCTGCTTACTATGAAGGCGTAACAGGTGTGAGTGATACCGCACGTGTCGACCTTGGTGAGGACGATTGGTTTGAGGAATACGAAAACAAGATGGACCGACAACTCATCGAGGAGATAGCCAGTGTATCGCTCGCTATCAATCAGTCGCTCTACAAGCAGTTTATGCTTCAGCAGGAACTTCGTAATACGAAGAACCCAGTCACAATGGAGAAAATCAGACTGGAGAATGAACGCCTTAACGCCTTTGTTGCACGATGGAAACCACGATTAGCGGATATGCGAAGGAACGCAATCTACTATATCCGTGCTTCATCTTTCTGCAATAAGGACATTCTCGGTCCTAAGTTCTTCAAGACCCAGCTCGACACGCTCGACATGGATGAGTTCTTGACTGCTATCTGTGCTATTCGACACAAGGAGGTGACTAACAAGTTCTTCACCACCTACGACCACGAGCGACACCAGTTCAAAGACAGCTATATCTATGACCAGATACTGAAGCTGAACCTCAAGGACCACTTCACCCTGACCGCTCGCTATCTTCGTCACTACGATAAGCGTGAACCGCTCTACATTGGGTATGACCCTGGTAACTTCCAATCGCTCATTGTCGGACAGAAGAAAGATTATGGTAGTCGCTTCGACATCATCAAGGAGTTTTGGGCATACATACCCGATGACCAGCAGAACCTTGCACAGCAGGTGTATTCTTTCTTTGGTACTGATGCGGTAAACAAGATTATCCACCTTTATCCCGACCGTGCTGGTAACAAGACACGTGAGGAATTAGAGCAGATAACTACTGACTCACTGACGATGAAGGCAGCCTTAGAGAGTTACGGCTTTTCTGTTATTCTTTACAACGACGGTGCTCCTACCATCTACCACTGGCAGCAGTTCCGCCTTTGTCAGTTGCTCTTTGGTGAGAGGCTTCCTTTACTTCCGAAGGTACGCATTGATGAGAACGAATGCCCTAACCTTTGCAGTGCTATTCTTATCAGTCCGTTGAAAAAAACAAACGGTAAAATAGAACTCGACAAAGCATCAGAGAAGAAGGAGGAACTCAAGCGAAGACCAGGACTGACAACACAGCTTCCAAGTGCGATGATTTACCTTTTATATGGTCTTTATTCTGACCTAATCAAGAAGGAACTAAGCAGTTATCCCGATGATTTGCCCGAAAATCTCACTATTTAACGCCTGATAATGTAGCGGATATAATATAATAAGTGTCTGAAAATCGACAATAACGAGGGTTATTTGCAGAGGTCAAAAACTCACTTTATTGAAAGTCAACGGTTTACGTTTTGAAAACAAAAAACAAAATTAAATAAACAACGGAAATCACCACGCACCGCTGATTCGGCGTATTGAGGTGCAACCTCGCAAAAGGCGGGAAATATGACGGCAGGGGCTGTTCCTCCGTCCTTTGCGAAAGGAGTGAAATTGCATAATTTCGCAGGTGATGGGAAAGACGATCGAGATGAACGGCATCGATGCGATGCAGTGGGCGAGGGAGATCAGCAGGGTGCCGCAGGGCGACTTCACGCTGTGTTTCTTTCCCTACTCCCGTTCACAGGGTATGGCAGGCGAGCAGATAGTGATAAAGGAACATTGCAAGTACCGTACGCAGCTGCCGGAGGACAGGTTCGCAGTGGATTCAGAGAACTACTTTCTCTTCACGGACGGAGACGGCAACCCGAAGATGTGCTATCGCATCCTCATCAGGTATATGGGCTTCCCGCAGGACGGATATAAACTACATAAGATAAATTGGTTATGACAGACAGTATCGAACTATACGGCAACGCCGGCACATACGTCACGGACGGCAACGTGCTCTCCTTCCAAATAGGAGAGGGACCGCAGGTGTTCAATGCGCCTGGGCTGCTCGTGCCGCAGGGCAGGCATCCGTTCCTGCACGAACACCAGTGGATGAGCGTGAACGGATACCAGGTGTGTATGCGCGGTATGAACAACGCGCTGTGTGAAGAGGTAACGATGGAGATAAAGCAGAACCGCCTGCTGCCTCGCCTGTATAGCAAGGAGATTAAGATGCTCTATGGTAATGGACCATGCGCCTATATGCAGACTGTAGAAGGTGGTAAGCTGCGGCGTGAGTACACCGCACTGCCTGCGTGGGATGAGTGGTTGAACTCCTGGCAGGAGCATGGTATGGAAACATCTGCACAGGAATTCGCCAAGACCTGTATCAAGAACTATTACTGGTTTGGTGATTACTTCGTCAAGTGGCGGTTCTCACGTGGTAAGCGTATCGGTATGCCACCTGTGGCTGGATTGGAACCTTTGGAGAATAAGCACTGCCGTCTTGCTACTACTCGTAAGGATGTAGCCTACGATCAGATTAACTATGGAGACTTTAACAACATAGCTGTAGGACGGTGGACATACGGCATGGGTAACTACAAGATATATCCTAAGTTCGCATTGTCAGAAGTTGACAACTATCTCTATGCTGCCGTGTCGCACCACAGAGAAAAATCAGTCGACGAGTTCTATGGAGTGAACGAGACACATCAGGGCGCACGTCCATATATTCAAGGAAGCAATAAGACCGCCTCCTACATTAACTCCTTCCTGCGTAATTCCCTTGCAGCGAAGATACACATCATTATCCCGAATGCGTGGGTATCGAGTAAGCGCAATCAGCTGATGAAATTGTGCGAGGAGAATAAAATACGCAATTCCAAGAAGCAGGATCTCGTCAAGTACAACGGCATCAGCATCGGTACGGAATACCGCGAGTCGCTATTGGTTGAGTATATGCGATTGGAGCTGCGCAAGATAGGCGACTATCTGAGCGGTGCTGACAATCAAGGCAAGGCCTACTCTTCTATTTCATTCATGGACAGCTCGGGCAACGAGCAGCAGTGGAAGGTTGAGACCATCGACCTGAAGTATAAGGAGTATATCGAGGCGTTGATTTCCTACGATAAGCGAGCTGAAGAAGCCCTGCTGTCAAGTGTCGGCTTGGATGCATCCATCACGGCCGTCAGCAAGGACGGTGTGATCAGCAAGTCGGGTTCTGACGCTTACTATAACTACCTTATCTATATAATGTCGCTCACACCAGAGGACGAGATATGCGCAGAACCGTTTAATCTCGCTCTCCGATTGAACTTCCCCGAGCTCTATAAGCAGGGCTATCGCATCGGTTTCTACCGTGAAGTGCCACAGCGACAGGAAGACATCGCACCGAAAGACAGACTAAATCAGCAGCAGTCATGAAGAATGTATTAGTAGATATTTTCAAGGATTTTGGTTCGTTCAGCAAGTACGCTCCAGGTGTCGAAACGAATATGGACCTGAACGACCTGCTTTCGTCAGGTCTTACCGCTCGCAAGCGTGTTGAAACCATCATCACCGCAGAGGTGTTCAATGCCATCGTCAGCAGTTCTGATGAAACACTCACAGAGCCCCTGCGTTCTGCTGTGGCGAACATGACGATGGCGTCACAGCTGATTTTCGACAGCATCAATCGCAGGAAGAACCATGTAGACGTCTATAAGTACGAGATGGAAGGGATGAAGCGTGCGTATATGGACAATTACTACAATGCGATGGATTCTGTCATTCAACGCCTGATGTCTACCGAGGTGACGAGTGAAAATACCGACTCTCCAGCTGCTTTGTGGCAAAAATCACGATATTACAAGATAATCGACAGTTGCAAGATAAAGACGACCGAAGCATTCGACTCCATCTATCCAATAGACCTCTCTTACTTCTTCTTCTTCCGTATTCTCCCTTTACAGAAGGAGACGCTCGACGAACGTCTGTCTGCTTACTACGATAGACTCACGGATGAGAACCGTGAGCGGGTAGACCCGATATTGACGCTCGCACTGCTCAAGAAGACCGTTGCTAAGTCGCTCCGTCGCTTCGACATCTTGGAATTTCCTCCGACTATCCGTAATCTCTTCGATGATAGTCACGCTTCACGCACGGGCAAGGACGAACACGACGCTGCGCTTGCTCTTGCTGATCGGCTCGACCTCGAAGCAGAGGAACTCATCTCGAATGCAGATACGCTGCTCTCTACAGATGCCTCAGTGGACTTCTGCTCTAATTCAGCATACAATCATCCTGATGATAATATTATAATGCTACCATAATGAAGGATATTGAACTTGTATATAAAGGTGAGATACATCGCATTCCTAACCGTTGGGATGCGATGACCGACCGCCAGTATATCCGACTTGTGGGTGACTTCCTTCGTATGGCAGCCGGCGAACTATCCGCAGGAGAGGTTCGGATTAACTGGTTATGCGACATCATGGGATGGGATAAGCGCAAGTTCCATTCTGAAGAACAGATTGCTAACCTCGTCGCAATCTCCGAGCAACTTACGTTCATGTTTCAGATTAACTATCCTGATAACAATAGCGTATTGGATGGTGTCGACGAGGAGACTTACGAGTTGTGTCGTCGTGTAGATCCTTACCGCCTGCACATACCGCTTGCACGCGTGCTGCGCCGTCTCGATTATCAGTATGTAATCGACCTCTGTTTCTGTACGCAGCTCATCCCTTCTGTTCGGATTGGTGAGCGTTCTTATCATGGATATAGAATTGAAACAGGCTTCAGTATGCTTACCTGCTCGCTTACTGCTCTTCAGTATATCGAGGCGCAAGCACTTATCGAGCGGGGCGAAGAGTCGCTCCCGCTGCTCGCCGCCATTCTCTACTATACCGAGAAAGAGTATCATTCCGAACGCGCACACGAATTAGCTAACGATTTCGCTGAACTCCCTCTCGAAACGCTCACGGCTATATCGTTTAATTTTCAGGCATTCAATAATTATCTATTCAGCAAGACTTCATTTTCTCTCCTGTCTAAGTTCGTTCATAAGCCCAAGCAGCCTATCACCACCGATGCCTCTGATGCACTCTACGACCTATCCAAGGAGGGACTTGGCGACGCAAAACAGATAGAACAGATGAACGTACTTACTTATCTGAAGGTGCTGCGCAAGAAGACTATCGATGCGGTCAAGGATATGAAGGGTTTTGGCTGGGATAAATTAAAAATCAGTGAGGAGGTGGGGTTGCCTATCTCTGTAATCGATAAGATATTATGATTAAAAATCAGTTTCTCTATTTCGCACAATATCCGTCAAAAGAGGGTGTTCGTGCTATTCTTACCAATGGTGCGAGTGACTTCCCTGGTTATAATGACCTTGCGGAGTCACTTGATAAACTTCCCAATGTGTCGCGACTTCCTGAAATAGCCAACTATGTCTATGGGCAGTCATTCGATGAATTGAAGCAGCGTATCGATAAGCTGGTAGGTTCGTTCCTGTTCGTTGACTACGGTGAACTGAATATGTCTGCCGATGGGCGCAACTCTTATCAGATAACCCAGCGCATTGCCATCACCGTGGCGAACAAGATGCCGAACCGTGCGGACGCTGCCGAATATATGCTTGCTTCCGACCGGACGCTCCAGCTGCTCTCCAAGATTCACGCTTGGATGATAGCTGACGCTGAAGAAGGTAATATCGAGTGGATTTCCCGGGGCGAACTCGACAAAGCGGAGATCATTCCCTTCGTGGCCACGGAATTATCCTCTGTCGGGTGGACGCTGATGCTCTCCTGTGTTGCTCCGGACACGCTCGGAACTCACCTCCTCAGTCGGTCCTTTGGCAAACAGACGTAGTAAAGTAATTTTGTAACACGATTAAAGACAGATTACAATGAAAAAGCTACCCATGATATCTATCGTTTCACTGCCACTCTCCATAGTGGCCGACTACTCGCAGTACCTCTATCAGGACTGGGAGTTTGCCAAGTGGATAGGCGTCGCTATCATCATCGACACTATCCTAAGCGTGTGGAAGCATCTCCTCCACAAAGATGCCTCAAGCGAGGCCTTCTTCAGTAAGTTCAGCAAGAAGATTGCTATCTACATCCTGCTGCTCATCCTTTCCAACGTACTTGCCAACTTTAAGGTGAATGGAAGTGTGGTCGGTACTACCCAGTGGATAGGAACTTATCTTTGCGTGTTTATGATGGTGCGAGAGTGCTTCTCCTGCGTTGAGAACATCCAGGCCATCTATCCCATATTTCCCACCTCATTCGTCCGCCGTCTGAAAGACTTCAATGACAAAGGCGAATACATCAAAAAAGACTGATCATGGCAACAGCAGCACAGCGTGATTTTGCACGCAGCATCTATGCAGCAGCTCAGAAGGCTACTGACATCGCCCCCGAGTTTGTCACGGCGCAGGCCATCCTCGAAAGCGGATGGGGCAAGTCGCGCATAGGAAAGTTCAACCTCTTCGGTATCACTCGTGGCAGCAACTGGAAAGGGCATACCGTCCTTATCCTCACCCACGAGTACTTCAACACGCCTAACCGCACATTCGTTGCACCAGAGAAAATCGTGTCCATCGCCAAGTGCAGGACCGGCAACAGATGGTATTACACCGTTTACCGACTATTCAAGGACTTCGATTCCCTTGAGGAGTGCCTTCAGGAACATACCCGCCTGCTCCGCAAGCCCGGTTATGCCGATGCCTGGCCCTACCGCCACGATGCCGAGGAGTTCGCCCGCCGCATCTGCGACAACAAGGGCAGCAAGTATGCCACCTCACCAGTCTATCAGCAGCAGATGCTGCAGATGATCAAGACAGTACGTTCAATTTGTCAGTAGCCTATGTTCACACAGATAAGACGCAGACTGCAGGTCATCACCGCCGTCCTCATGGTGGTCTTCGCCGGCCTTGCGCTGGTTGCCTTCCGCGCATACAGCGACATGAAAGCCGACCGTGACCGGCTGAAGGAGAACCAGAGCCTTCTCCTCCATAATGGAGAAGTGGAAATCAAACAGACGAACACAGGCAGCAGTCAGGCTTCCGTCCCGGCACTGACGCTCCGCCCGTCAGAGTTCCGCCGGAGCGGCGACACGCTGCTGCGGACGGCCAAGGCCGCAGGGATAAAGGCTTCCCGCATCTCCGAAGCGGCCACGGCGGCTACAACAACACACGTAGACTTCGATGCACGGGTGTTCCGTACGGTGGTGCATGACACATTAAGAGACACCGTCCTTTGTTCAGCAAGTCCGCTGCCAGCCCTGCCCCCGTCGAAGCAGCTGCAGCTGTCATGGAATGACCCGTGGGTGTCCCTGTCTGGAACGATTGCCGACTCCGTCTTTCACGGTTCGCTCACCTCCACCGACACTCTCGACATCATCGTCCACCGCGTTCCCAAGCGGTTTCTCTTCTTCCGCTTCGGATGCAGGCAGGTGCGCATGGACATCATCAGCCGTAACCCTCACACACGGCTCACCTACGCACGGTATCTTCAGCTGATCAGATAAAGGTTTCATAGGTTTTAGTTGTTAGTTTCATAAGGTTTGTTTAGGTTGACTCGAGCCGCCGCAGCGATTGCGCCGGCTCTTTTCGTATCGTTCTTTAGCTATAGATAATTACTGCTAAACCGCTGATTATAAAGGCGGTATTACTTGCGTGTACCCTATTATAGTGTTACCTTAGCAGTACAATTAGAAACAAAGAACATTCAAAAAACAAAGATTATGAACGAGCAAATTCAGAACATTCTTAACGAGAACGGAACGAAGACTTCAAAGATTCAGAAGCTCCTCACCCTTGGACTTACACGCAGACAGGTTGCTGACCTTGTAGCAGGTGGTAATTACGGATTCGTGCAGAACGTCTACAAGCGCATGATGCAGGGAATGACACAGAACGCAGCGCAGGCAGCAGCAACGGTTCTTCCACAACTCGACTACACCTTCAACCGCAACTTCGGTATCGAGATTGAAGCTTACAACTGCACACGTGAACGCCTCGCAAGAGAACTTACCGCAGCAGGCATCAGGGTAGAGGTTGAAGGTTACAACCACACTGACCACACCGACCATTGGAAGCTGGTTACCGACAGCAGCCTTTCAGGAAACAACACCTTCGAACTCGTTAGCCCAATCCTCCACGGAGAGCAGGGGCTTGAGGAACTTGAAAAGGTCTGCTGGGTGCTCGACCTCTGCAACGCTAAGGTTAACGACTCTTGCGGACTTCACGTTCACATGGACGCTGCAGAGTTCGACCTTCAGACTTGGAAGAACCTTATTATTACTTACAAACGCCTTGAGAAGATAATCGACCACTTTATGCCTTTAAGCAGACGCAACAACCGCTTCTGCAAGGGGCTTACCACCATTACAGAGGCAACCATCAACCGAGCTTCTAATATCAGCGATCTTAGAGCAGCTTTCTACCACAACCGCTACCACAAGATAAACCTCGAAGCATACGCACGCCACCGCACGGTAGAGTTCCGCCAGCACGGAGGTTCAACAAACTTCACAAAGATGTCTGCCTGGATTCATTTTCTCGCAAAAATGATTACCTTTGCAAAGCAGGGACAGGTACAAGAAGGAACAACCCTTCAGAACATCCCCTTCCTCACCGAAAGCGAAAAACTTTACCTAAAGATAAGAACAAAAAAATTAGCAGTATGAGAAGAATAAAGATAGAAACAAGAGATGGTCTGCAAAAGCCGACCATCTCTCCAAAAGAACTCGTTGGTGCTATTATTACCGAAGCAAAGCTACAAAGCCAGCTCCCTCATAATTTAGTTCCCGAACATCACCGAGTAGATTCACCAAAATTCAAAACCTACCGCATTAAAGGAGACAACCACAGAATTGTAGCATACAGCCCCGAGGAGTTCCTCCGCCAGCTCCATGCAGGCAGCCGTTTCGACAGCGAGGGCACAGATACGGAATATATGCAACGCTTCGCTCACCGCTTGCAGGAGCTCGAGGGCTACCTTGTTTCCACCGACAGCCCCGAGGCTTTCCTTGCCGACCTAATTAACAGAGGTTTCGTGACCGTTGAATTATAAAACACGATGCTCGTTCTTTGTTGCCGTAGCAGTCCCGAACTGTTACGGCTTTTTTTTCAATATTGAGAAAAACAAACTTTCTTCAAAATAATTTGAAAAACGCTTGCATATATCAAATGTTCTTTGTATCTTTGCAGTGTACAATTAAAGAAGGTGAGACACACCGTAAAAACTGTAGAAGACATGAAACGTATAGAAGCACTTTTAAAAAGTGGTGTAATCAACACTGAGTTGGAATATACCTCCCAAAGCGAGAGTTCCTCTGTTTATTTTTTCGTTTATCACGGAGAGGATGAACAAGGGAAGTTTATACTTTTTGGTTATGTGCAGAAAACAAATACTGCTCATAACGCAGTAATTAACGGAGAGAATATCCACGCTTTCCACGTGGAGCTGACAGACGATGATTATAACAAACTTGAATATCTCTGGTAATATGAAGAAGACACAATGTTTCTCCGTTCGATTAGAGAGCTTATTCTCTATTTCTGACAAAGCTTATAAAGCTCGTTCTTATGATGGCAGCGAAGATATTTTACCAAAATCTTGTGTCTTTGGTAAAGACCATGAAGTGAAAAAGAGCGATGCGTACTGGGTAGCTTCTTGGATTCTTCCAAAGAAGAAGATTCAGTATAGCACAAAGAAAGAAGCATGGTTTGACGCTCATGGGAAAAGACTTCCTGAGTATAGTAGTGTTCGATACAAACCTAATCAGGTTGAACCAGTTTTAGACAATAGCGTAAAAGAGCTGGAAAGATGAACGGCTTACTGACACGACAAAAAGACTGCATCCAACATCTGCTAAAATGGAAGGTTGGTGCAGTTTTTATGGATGCTGGAACGGGAAAGACCCGTGCTGCAATGGAGATCGTTAACACGTCTCCATGTGAGAATGTTATATGGATAGCCCCACTCCGTACCTTAGACAATCTTAAGGCAGAAATAGCAAAATGGGGAGGACTGAAAGGAACGGTCGATTTCTTTGGTGTGGAGAGTATCGGACAATCGGATAGAATCTACCTGTTGGTCTATAATCTGTTATCCTCGGGCAAAAGTACATTCATCGTTATGGATGAAAGCCTGAAAATCAAGAATATGGAGGCAAAGAGGACCAGGCGTCTTCTTTGCCTTTCACGGAAGGCGGAATATAAACTTATACTCAATGGAACACCGTTGAGTAAGAATCTGCTTGACCTTTGGTCACAGATGGAGTTTCTTGATCATCGTATTCTTAATATGAGCTACACTCAGTTTAAAAATACTTTCTGCGACTATACAACATTTATAAAAAAATGTGGAAGAACAACCATAACACGTGAGTTTATCAATGGGTATGAAAATATAGATTATCTCCACTCGCTGATAGAACACTACGTATATAAATGTGACTTGAAATTAAATATAAGTCAATACTATAATACTATAAATTTTAAGATTGGTGAGAAGGAAAAAGAAGAATATATCAACATTAAAGAGTTGTTCCTGGACAACGAAATGTTGGAATACAGAAACAATAATATCTTCCTTGAGATGACTCAGAAGATGCAGCACGCATATTGCTGTACAGCTGATAAGTTTACCAAGGTTGACGAGCTGTTTACTAAGATTCCACAAAAAGATACTATCATCTTCTGTAAGTACATAGACAGCCGGACTGAATGTGAGCGTAGATATAAGGAGGCAAAAGTCCTCTCTTATCAAAAAGAGGCTTTTGGGCTGAATCTGCAGCACTATCAGTATATGATCTTCTTTGATAAAATATGGGATTATGCCCTGCGAATGCAAGCAACCCGTAGAACCTTTCGTACAGGACAGGAGTCTGACTGCATCTATTATGATATGACAGGCAATGTCGGACTCGAGGATATGATTGATACTAACATTGAGAAGAAGATCTCTATGACTGAATATTTCAAGCAAAAGACAATTGAGGAAATAAAAACTGAATTATGAAGGATTTTAATTTAACATCGGCAAAGGATGGGGCAAAAGTTTGTACCAAGGACGGTAAATCCGTTCGCCTACTTGCTTTTGATCGGGAAAGTGCGTCTTTCCCAATTGTTGGATTAATAGAAAACCGGAAAGTCTGCTGTTATACTATCGACGGCAAATACTACGCTGATAAAGATTCTGACAACGATTTAAGGATGGTATGAATGTATATGAAGCTGCAATAAAAAGACTCAATATCATATTTGATAAATTCAATTATGTATATGTTTCTTTCAGTGGTGGTAAAGACAGTGGCGTGTTGCTGGAACTGTGTGCTAAAGTTGCTGAGGAACGTGGCGTTCGATTCGGGATCTTTCATATGGACTACGAAGCGCAGTACAAGATGACCTCTGAATACGTGGAACGTACGCTTGAGCGATTCAAGAACAAGGCGGATATTTACCACGTCTGCGTGCCATTCAAAGTCACGACAAGTACAAGTATGTTCCAGTCCTACTGGAGACCATACGAAGCAAGCAAGCAAGACCTATGGGTGAAGAAGCCTCCTGTCTATGCGATGACAGAGAAAGACTTTCCTTTCTTCTCTGATAAGTTGTGGGATTATGACTTTCAAGACGAGTTCGGGGAATGGCTTGCTGCAAAGTACAAAAGTGTATGCTGTTTGATAGGTATCAGAACCGGGGAAAGTCTAAACCGGTGGCGTGCCGTACACAGCGACCGGAATTATAGAGTCTGGGAAGGGTATTCCTGGACAAATACTGCAAAGAAGTGTGTTGCAGCTTACCCGATACACGATTGGGCTGTAGAAGATGTTTGGACGGCGAATGCCAAGAACCGGTGGGACTATAACAGATTGTATGACCTGTTTTTTTATGCAGGCGTTCCACTTCACAAGCAGCGTGTCGCTTCTCCATTCTTGGGTGAGGGAATGGAGGCTATACACCTTTACCAGGTGATAGAACCCGATACGTGGGGACGTCTTGTCGGACGTGTCAATGGGGTTAATTTTGCTGGTCTATATGGCGGAACAACTGCTATGGGGTGGCAGAAGATAACTAAGCCGGATCATTTCACGTGGGAACAGTATATGTACTTCCTGCTCGATACTTTGCCGGAAGCGACAAGGAAGAACTACCTCGACAAGCTTGCTACAAGTGTCAAATTCTGGAAAGAACGGGGTGGATGCCTTGACGAAGACACCATCAGCAGACTTAAAGAGGCCGGAGTCAAGATAGAAGTCGGAGGCACAACGAACTACAAGACGACGAAGAAGCCTGTCCGGATGGAGTATCAGGAAGACTATACAGGCAAGAACTTCAAGGATATTCCTACTTACAAGCGTATGTGTGTCTGTATTATTAAGAATGACCATCTTTGCAAGTATATGGGCTTTTCGCTTACGAAGAATGAATTGGAACGTAGAGAAGCTATTAAGGAAAAATATAAGGACTTATGAAATCACCCGTATATAATGTGAAAGCTGTTCCTATAGAACAGATACAGGCAAACAGTTACAATCCAAACCGGGTAGCACCACCCGAAATGAAGCTGCTGTATGAGAGTATTAAGGAGGATGGATATACGATGCCTATTGTCTGCTATAAGTTACCCGACGGAAAATATGAAATCGTAGACGGATACCATCGTTATACGGTCATGCTCACCCATAAGGATATTTACGAGCGTGAAGGTGGTAAGCTGCCAGTCGTAGTTATAGACAAGGATATAAGTAATCGTATGGCTTCAACGATTCGTCATAATCGTGCGAGGGGTAGCCATTCCATAGAGTTGATGATGAATATTGTAGGCGAACTGAAAAAGTCTGGCATGAGTGACCAATGGATCATGAAAGAGATTGGTATGGATGCTGATGAGCTGTTACGCTATAAGCAGCTGTCAGGTATTGCAGAACTTTTCGTTGATAGAGATTATACAGAATGTAAAGAGATATGAAGAAATTTATTATTCAAAAGAGCAGCATTCAGCCTAACGGCTGGGTGTTGACCGATACAGAAAACAAGGTCGTTATAACATTTGAAGACGGCTTGTTTAATGAGAGTCAGAAGGTGACTCTCTTAGAAGACAGTTCTGCAACAGCGGAAGAACTCGCTCACATCGTCGGTGAGATGGGTAATTGGGTCGCTCGACACCATGGAAGTAAATGCTTCCGTAAGACCTACGGATTTGAGATTAGTGAGGATGACACGAAGCGTTATCTTTATCGCAGAAAATCTCCACGGTGGAGAATGGAAATAGAAGAAAAAAGAGTAACAGCGGAAAGTCTTGCAACTTCATTACGCAAGGCTGCAGAATTTTTAATCAAAAGGAATCGTTATGAGTAATAACAGAGGTGGCGCACGTCCGAACGCTGGACGTAAATTTTTAGGCAAGGTTCCGCTCAACTCACGAGTGAGCGAACAAGCAAAAGAGCGATTAACGCAATTAGCGATTAAAAGTGGTGTATCCATTTCTGAAATGCTCGAAGTGGTTATCAATAGTTATCAATTTCGTTAAGTCACGAAAATGTTTAGACGAGGTTCTCTTTGAACCTCTTTGCCATGGTGATACAAATATCATCATGGCTTTTTAAATGTTAAATATTCAATCTTACTACGATTTTTTATAGTAAATATTTGCACACTACGAATATTTGTAGTACCTTTGTATTGTCAAAAGAAAACAATGAGAATATGAAACAAAAAAAAGAAATGATGGAGGTTACACCCGAAGAACGGGAACTCCTCGAAAGAATGAGAAATTACAATCGCTCTTATCCAAATGGCTATCCACAACTCCTATGGGATTTACAGGAACTCTTCGACAAAATGGTCCGACAGCCATACGAATAAAGCTAAAAACCTCTCCCCTACGAGGGAGAGGCACAATAAAGTAAAACTATTAAAAAAAAGAAACAATGGAAACTGTTATGACAACCCCAGTAGTAGTTACTGATATGAAAAGAAAAGTACAAGACATCTTAATGTCGGTTTCATGGCGTGATTTTGCCAATACCTACTTTCAGAAGTCTTCCTCTTGGTTTTACCACAAAATGGACGGTATCGACGGCAACGGAGGTGCAGGTGGTTTTAACCAACAGGAAACTGAACAGCTGCGAGGCGCACTTATTGACCTATCCAACCGTATTCGTCGTGCAGCAGAAAATATTTAGGCGAGGTTCTCATTGACCTTAAGACAAAAGTCACTCATCGCCTATGAGTGCATTTTAGCCTCTCGCAATGCGAGGGGCTTTTTCTTTTCATTTTTTTGCGTTATTATTCGTTTTTTGTATCTTTGCTCCGATTTACGAAACAAAAACTAAGAACTATTACATTATGGAACATCAACTTATTGTGGAAAGCGACCTTATCGCTTACCTATCTCAGAAAGAAAACATTAACACATTTATCAATTTCTGTATCCGTGAGCGGATGAAGGCTGAAATCAACATGGCGATGAGAAAGGTTAGAAGACCATCTCTGGAAGAAAGAGAAAATAATCATATCAATTCTGATACACTGAAGCCTCTTAGTGCGGAAGAAGTAGAAAACCCTAATACGCCTTTCTTCGGTAAGAAGATAGTTATAACAGGGCAGTTTCTCGCCTTTCCGAAACGTGATGTCTTGGGAAAACTTCTAAAGCAGTATGGGGCTGATATGAATACTTCTATCAGCAAAAAGACGGATATAGTCATTATGGGCTATGCAGCAGGACCAAAGAAGAAGGATTTAATCAAAGACCTCAAAGGGCAGGGTTTTCCGATTCAAGTATATAATGAGGACCAGCTGCTGAGAGTTTTTGACGAATATCAGATACCTCATGATGAACTACCTGACGAGAAGCCTATTGTTATAGAATAATTTTTGCGTCACGCAAAAAATACTTGCGTTTTTATTTGGCGGTTACAAAAAGACTTCTTATCTTTGCAACTGTCAAACAATGTGTAGTAATACACAAATAAGGGCGAGAAGAAATTTCAAGCCCCGAACTTATTAAATTTCGATGGGCTTATTTTTATGCCCATACTTGCAGCCTTCTGCAATGAAGATATGGCGGATGCCTTCCAGTGAATTTGCCCTTGTTGGTGTAAGACACATTGTTTGACGACAGGAAGAGCATCCGCTTTTTCTGTATCCGTACCTGACGGATTCAGGCAACAGTCAAACAATGTGCAACATGCAACAAGTAATCGAATTCGAGAGCTCTGCAAAGCAACAGCAGCCTATCGACGTACGTGCTACGATACAGCAGAAAATCAAGTCTATTAATCATTGGCTCGACGCCAAAAGCGAGTTCTACAGCCGTATCTGCGAGTTCTCAGTTACCCGTCGTTTGGTGATTAGAGTTAATCTTGTATCTTTGTGCGTGATAGTAGCAGCTGTAGCCATCGAGCAGCAGCCTATTACATCTGTAGTTTCAACCCTCTGTGCAGGCTACTTAGTATATCGCATAAATAAATCAGAAAAGAAAGGAGGCTGTGCATGAAGATTGTACAAGACCCTTCCGTCTATGGCTTTAAGGCTGAGACGGGGCTTTTCATCCCAGCTGGAGATATTTCTTTATTCCCGGGATTGCTGAAGTCCATACGAATAAAAGTACAACGAGAGGCCGATAAAGTGTCGCGTATGTATGAGCATTACAAGGATATTCACGAGTCCGGGTATGCTACATCACGGGAATGTACGCTGATGAATAAGTGGGAAGAGAAGTTGCAGACTCTTGAAGGATTTATCAACACATTGGCAGAATTTCAATCTTTTTTGGAACAGAAAGGAGGCAAAAAATGAAAACCACTCTCATTCATCTCAACGAGCAGGCCACCGAGACTCTCGAAGCGATGCTCGATCCTGGCTATATTTCTGAGCGTACCGAGCGTCTGCAGGCCATCGAGGATTTCCTTATCGACCAGTGGCGCGATGCCGGCACCATCAAGCCAGATACTGCGCTCACCTTCCTCGACACCCTGCGCTCACTGCGCAAGGATCTTACAACATTTCTCACGTCGGTAGACCCTTCCGGTGAAGCCGGCTGTCGTCAAACCTTTAACCCTTCAGACAATGAGTAATCAGAAAGAAACCCCTGAGCGGCCCATCACCGATATCAGCATCTATGTGGCAGCTCTCTCCGCTACCTACCGCCCAGCTTCGGCACCTGCCGAAGCCACACATTTCTTCTCCACTTCCGAAGTCTTCGATGCCATTCGTGGCATTGATCCCTCCGCCAAGGTGAGCGCAGAGCAGGTGTTTTCCGCCCTTCGTGATGCAGGCTTTAAGTTCTGCAACCGCCCCGGGGCGCAAGGTTTAGAGTTCAAATGGATGTTCCGTGAGCGATAATTTTCTTTTTTGTCAAAGCATCCATTCATTTGGATGTTTGTTTGTCAGGGCACTTCGTCGTGAGATGAGGTGTCCTTTACAACCAAAGAAGAAGTACATAAATTTGCCATAGACAAACAAACAGGTAAGATGAATGAGAAAAATTATCAGACATGCCTCGCTCTTCAGCGGTATTGGCGCACCCGAACTCGCAGCCTTATGGCTCGGATGGCAGAATGTTTTTCATTGCGAAATCAACGAGTTCTGCAACACAATCCTCAATTACTGGTTCCCAAACTCCATCAATTATGAAAACATCAAGACAACAGACTTCTCAAGGTGGCAAGGACAAATCGACATACTCACAGGAGGCTTCCCTTGCCAACCTTTCAGTTCAGCAGGACGGCGATTTGGAGCGGACGATGACCGCTACCTCTGGCCAGAGATGCTACGAGTCATCAGGCAGATACAGCCCACTTTCGTCATTGGTGAGAACGTTGCTGGTATCCTCTCGATGGTACAGCCCGGCGAAGAGGTTAAGGTGGGAAGCACAACCTCTCTCTTCGAGGAGAACGACGACATTTACCAAAAAAAGCAAGGGTTCGTCGTCGAAACCGTCTGCTCAGACCTTGAGCGTGAAGGATACTCCGTCCAGCCGTTTGTTGTTCCGGCTTGTGCCGTCGGTGCGCCCCATCAACGAGACCGAGTGTGGTTCGTCGCAAGAAGGAATGTTCCCACATCTCCTACTGACACCATGTACGAGGGAATTCTGCGAAGACCCGGCGTCAATGAGAGCGAGGGCAAAGCGCAACGGCTACAAGAACGGAACGAAATACAACAGCCTACTGAGCCAAGTAGTCTACTCAGACATGCTCCCGACACCTTTAACACAGGGGCTGAAGGTATGCGAGGACGGCAAGCAGAAATTCCTTTCTCTCGGGCTGCTTCCCACACCATTAGCGGTGGAGATACAACACAGCAAGCGTATCAAGGCTCTGAAGAAGAAAGGAGGAAAGACGATGGGCAGCAGAGCCAACGGCGAGCAACGCCCCAATGGTCTGATGGACTTCTTCAACTTCCACGGCATACTGCCGACACCCTGCGCCCAGGACTTCAAGAAGAGGGGAGTGAACTCCAAACAGAAGGGATTACCCGAGATGTTCCGCAAATGGGACTGGCTGCTGACACCAGGGGCGAGCGACGGGATGAGGACCATGATGACAATGGACAACCTCAAGGGGCACCGCAAGAAGAACGCTGCACAGAGCAACCTGTCGGAGCAGATTGCCCACAAAATTGGTGGAGGGACTTCCCAACTGTCTCCCCTGTTTGTAGAGGAAATGATGGGCTACCCTTTGATATATCTCGTCTTACCATTCCTTTTACAAGATGGCGACAGGAATCGATAAAAGCCCTCGGCAATTCTATGGTACCGCAAGTTGTCCTCGAATTGTTCAAGGCAATAGAGGTGGAGATTTTCGAGGATTAACTTGCGTTATTCCTAATAAAAATTTATATTTGCATTAAAATAAACATTAGATTTATGGAACTGATACAAGGTCTATCTTTTGTAATAGCACTCGTTCTCATGCCGATTTTATGCAGAGGGCAGGTTTTTATTATTAAATTTCTCTACCTCATCTGCATGACGTTGCTGACCCCGATATTCGGGTATCCAGTCTACCGGTACATCATGAGTCACTAATAGGATGTCCTTTCATTCATGACTGTCTGTTATTATATTTGCACTGTAAAAAGGCAAATATGGTAACAGACAGTCTCATTCGTAAGAAGTTCGTTCGCGACACCCTTCAGCAGGGTATTTCCAAGATTTATGCTACGCAAGAGTCGGTCGTGCGCAGCAATTATCAGCTTCGGTCAGGACGGCTCCTTACTTCTCTCTCCAAGCATTCTTCCGATTCCAGCATATCGGGTGAATCTTACACAATCTTTGTTCGTATTTTACCCTACCTCCGCTTTTTGGATATGGCATACCGTCAGCGCAATGACCGCATAGCCAAGTCCAGACGGCGTAACCTTGCGCTTTATAACCGTGTTGTCTGGGGTGTCCTCTATCATGAGACATTCCCGCAACTTTGTTACGGCTTTACGGACGAAGTACGTAAGGGCATCCGTAATCAATTGGAATCATCACTTAATCCATAACAAACAATGGCAAATAAACATCTATCCGAAGACCACATACAATATGTTGTTGATGTAAAGACGAGCAAAGCACAGCAGGAACTGTACCAGCTGGAGCGTGCAACAGCCGATCTCCGCAAGGAGATGAAAGCCCGACAGAATACAATGCTGGAACTGGAAGCAGCTGGCAAGAAAGAAACAGCCGAATACAAACGTCTGCAAGCAGAGGTAAAGAATTACAATGCACAGATAAAAGCTAATGAAACGAAACTCCGCAGTCTTCGTTCGGCTATGGACATCAATGCAATGACAATGTCTCAACTCAAGAAGCAAGCTCGTGACCTTCAGACAGCTCTTAACAACACGTCGAAAGCAGCTAATCCGCAAGAGTACGGGCGGTTAGCTTCAGAGCTTCGTAGTGTCAATGGACGTATCTCGGAGTTGAAGCGTGATGCTTCTGGACTGGGTGAATCGATGGGTAAAGAGTCTACGGGCATCATGGGTAAGTTTGAAGGCATGTTCTCGTCTATCTCTGGAGGATGGACAAAGCTCGTGGGTGTTGCAACAGCTGCTGTCGCTTCCATCTCCGCAGTCATCGAAGGAGCCAAGTGGTTCTATAATTACAACATGGAAATTGAGGAAGCGCAACGTCTGACTCGTGAGTTCTTCAACATACAAGGAGACGAGCTCGTCCACACGCAGAGTCAGATATCTGCTCTCGCTGAACAGTTCGGTAAGGACTACAAGGAGGTACTCGGTACTGTAGAGTCACTTACCAATCAATATGGTATATCTACTACTGAAGCTATTAATGCTATTAAGGACGGCTTGCAGGCTGGTGCTGACCTTAACGGTACATTCCTTAGTCAGATTCAGCAGTACGGACCTGCCTTCAGTGACGCAGGTGCATCTGTGAAGGACCTCGTCGCAAGTATCACGCAGACCCGCTCTGGTATCTTCAATGAGGCTGGTATGGGGCTGATACAGACCGCGACGAATCGTATTCGCACGATGTCGACTGCAACACAGGGTGCGCTGAACTCTATCGGCATCTCAAGTAAGCAGCTTGAAGCAGACCTTATCTCAGGAAAGACCTCCATCTTAGAGGCTATTAAGATGATTTCAGGCAAGATTAAGGAACTGCCTGAAAACTCTATGCAAGTGGGTCAAGTTATGAAGGCTGTTTTTGGAAAAACTGCCAGCAACGAAGGTATGAAGCTTGTGAAGACCTTAGCTGACATGTCTACTAATATGGACGAACTGAAGGGCGTGACAGGAGAGTATGGTGAGTTACAGCGCGAGGAGGTTGAAGCCCAAGCAGAACTTAATGAGAAGATGTCTAAGTTCTTCGGTCTTGGCGAAAACGGATTTGACGAGCTTACTATGAAAGCTAAGATATTCGGAGTTAAGGCTTTGTCTAAGATTATCGATTACACGGTTAAAATAATAAACTACTTTATCGACCTCTACAATGAGTCCAAGATATTCCGTATCGGAATTGAACATGTCAAAAATACCTTCAAGAACACGTGGGAGGTGTTCAAATTTGGAGTCAACCTTGTCATTGATGGATTCAAAGGAATGGGTCGAATGGCGAAAGCATGGGCAAAGGTGATTGAGGGTGCATTCTCATTCGATGTCGATAAGATTACTACAGGAATAAAGGGACTTTGGGACGCTTATAAGGATACATGGACTGAGATAGGTCAGGACGCTAAGAAGATGGCTGCGAACGTTCGCGGAAACTTCATCGATGCGATAAACAATACAGTTGGAAAGAAGAAGGTTGCACGTATCTCTGTTGACGTTACTCCAGATGTTAAGACTCATTCGAGTAATCCGAACTTAAAAGAAGAAAAGCACCGTACGATAGAGAATGGAGTAAAAGATCTTAAGAAAAAGAAAGAAAAGAAGAAAAAAACCACTGACCCTGACGATGTAGCGAGCAAGTTATTTGCGCACGATCGTGCACAAGATCTTGATGCTGAGAAGCGAAGATACGATAAGAGTCTGAATGCATTAAAGGAAGCACTTGCTAAGAAGACCCTCACACAGGAGCAGTACAGTGCATACGTGGCTGCTCTCAATATTCAGCATCAGAATAAACTACTCGATATCGAGAAGACTTACTTGCAACGCTCTGAGAATATGGTATTCAAGGATGCTGCGAAGAAGAAGGCGTTACACGAAGGGCAAGTTAAGGCTGTCGCTGACCAGCAGCAAGCTGCGAACACTGCATATATCGAGGCAGAGAAAGAGTATTATGAGTCCTTGGACCAGATACGACAGTCAGCTTCTGCTAAACCGCAGACTCTTCAGCAAGAATGTGATGCGAAATTAGTAATCCTGGATGGATATTATAAGGCTTCCTTGCAGCGTGCGAAAGACAATGGAGAGCGTGAGAGAGAGGTTACTGAAGCGTACGAAGCTGCTAAGGCTGCAATCGTTGCAGAGTATGAGCAGAAAAAGGAAGAGGAGCGTGCTCGTGCAAAACAGGAGTACGGCCTTGAGACGTTCGATGAACAGCAAAAAGCAAAAAGGAAGAAACTTGACGAAGACTACGCAAAAGGACTTCTCTCGGCAGAAGAATATGAAAAAGCAAAAAATAATCTTATAAAAGAAGCTGAGGAATATAGAAATCAAATACTCCAACAGTATGGTCTTGCAAAACGCAAAGATATCTATCAAGAAGAACTCGAGCATCTGAAAAGTCTGTTGCAGGCTGGATTTATCAGTCAACAAGAATACGAGGAAGCTGTCTCACGTTTAAGACGCGAAAAATGGAAGGAGGACTTTGAGAATTACAAGGGGCTTTTCGTTGACGCTATGCAATCACTTCAGCAAGCAGAGATAGCGAACGTCGATGCTAAGTATGATGCTGAGATTGAAGCTGCGAAGAACGCTGGTAAAGACACTACGGAGCTTGAGAAAAAGAAGGCTAATGAGAAGCTGAAGATTCAAAAGAAATATGCGGATGTTAACTTCGCAATTCAAGCAGCGCAAATCATCGCATCCACGGCTTCTGCTATCGCTAAGACTTTCTCAGAATTGGGTTTCCCTGCTGGTATTCCTGCTGCTGCCTTGATGGGTATCACGGGTGCTGCTCAGCTTGCAGCAGCACTTGCAGAGCGCAATAAGGTGAAGCGAATGACACTAAGCGGAGCAGGCAGTTCCGCCTCTGCTTCAGGTTCACGTGTCGCAACAGGACTTGAGTCCGGAGGTAGTATTGACGTAGAGCGCAAACAGGATGGCAAGATGTTCCATGCCGATTATGATCCAGACAGACGTGGGTTCATCGATAAACCTACCGTCATCGTAGGAGAGGGCGGATACGGACATAGCAAGGAGTGGGTCGCTTCGAATGCTGCTGTGGAGAACCCTACGATAGCTCCATTCATTGACATCATCGATCGTGCGCAGCGTGCAGGGACTATCCGCACGCTCGACATGAATAAGTTTCTTGTTCAGCAGGCGCAAGGTCGTGCCTCTGGTGGATATGTCACCCCAACGGTTAACGATGTGCGTGGTATGGCTAAGGACTCCTACAAGGATACGCTCATCGAGCGATTAACGGATGTCCTGGACCGCATCTCCACAGAGGGCATCCCCGCCAGCGTGGCACTGAACGAACTCGAACAGAAGCAGCAGCTGCTGGACAAAGCACGAAAATTCGGAAGCAAATGAAAATAACCAATCTGGAAAAGAGCGAGGACTACAACCTCCGTCCCGGTACGCAGATACAGATCGAGCGTACCAATCCCTTCTTCAACGACTACGGCGAGCAGACCGCTCCGCTCGAGCTGCCCGCCTCGGAACGCAACCGCCGCCTGCTCGGCTTCCCCGACTCTTTCGGCCGCCGGGTGAAGATGTCGCCTGCGGACGTCACCATCCAGGACGGCGAGTACTTCGCGCAGTGCCGGCAGGTGGTGCTTTCCGCACAGTACGGAGGCGGCATCTCCACATCGTTCTACGTCAACGACGGATCGTTCTACTCCCGCATCCAGAACATCAGGCTCAAGGACATCTTCGGGGACGAGTGCATCCCCGGCGTGGACTCCGTGGAGAAAGGGATCGAGTTCTGCCGCCGGCTCCGCACGAACTCCTCGGACGAGTACGGCATCTTCCCCGTGCTGCTCACCGACGATTCCGGCGACAAATCGGGGATGAACTACAAGGTGCTGAACGCATACGGAAAGGAACAGGTGCTGAAGTGGAAGAAAATCTATGAATGGTGGGACTACCAGTTCCCTGCCGCCACGGCGTTCAACCCCGACATGGACGGCGAAGGCTGCGACTTCTACAATGCCGTACAGCGCACGGAGTACGTGGACGGCATCCCCATCACGTTAAAGCCGGGCTACTACATCTCGCCATTCATCCGCGCCAACTACCTCCTGCGCCGCGTCTTCGCTTACTTCGGCTACACGCTCGCGGACAATTTCTTCACACGCACGGACCCGTTCCGGAAGATGGTCGTCGTGAACAACGTCATGGACACACTGGTGAACGGACGGATAAAGGTGGCCGACCTCGTGCCCGACTGCACCTGTGCCGACTTCATCGCCGTCTTCCGCAGGAAGTTCTGCTGTGAGTTCACATCCGACGAGGGACGGCGCACGGCGGACATCGTCTTCCTGCGTGATACCCTGGACGAACAGCCCGTGGCCGACCTCACGCACTGCGTCACCGGAGAACCCACGCTCGCCTACAAGTCCGAGAAGGACTACAAGCGGCTTACCCTATCACCAGAAGAGAAAGTCGACACGGACCTCTCTGACTCCTACGACGACCTCGACTCCATGGTGAAAAACAACCCCTGCGCATACTTCAACCCGGAGGACGGGGCTTTCTACAAGCGGGGATTCTCGGGCGACTACGAAGTGATAACGAAGATAGGCGAAGCGTCACAGGACTACAATACCGGCGGCAGCCTCGAGGCGAAGGAGGTGAAGATACCCGAACTGATGCCCGAGTTCCGGATGCTTTCCTATAAGGGTACGGTTGACGATGCTGAGTTCACTTACGACATGGGGCAGTTCCTGTACATAGGAGCCTACAAGTCGCTCAACTCGAAGATGGTCATCGCCGGGAAGGACAAGGAGGAGACCTCCGAACCGGCAAGCAGGCAGAAGACGATGCTCGCCTTCAGCTATCTGTCGGCCGGCCGGCCGGAAGGGACCATCTCCCCGCACGACCTGTCCGACAGCACGCATCCCCGCATCTTCGACTATGCGCTCTATTACAACGGCCCGCAGGGCATCTTCGAACGCTTCTACCGTGACTACGACCTCCTGCTCCGCAACTCCCTGCACGACATGAAGGTGAAGCTGCTGCTGTCTCAGTCACAGAAGCAGAACCTGCCGTCAACGGCAAAGGTGGTGATACGCGGCGTTCCGTTCCTGTTCAACAAGCTCAAGTTCACGCTCGGAGGCAAGGACGAACCGGTGGAATCCGATCTCTACACCGTAACGCTCATGGAACCCGTCAGCGAGGCACCTGCCGTCAGCGGACAGCTGAAGGCGATGGATGCCCGGTACAGATGGGTGGGACGCGAACGCGTGACGGAAGTGGGCTGGGACGAGTACGACGGATCCGGACCTGACAAATGGCGCACGTTCGTTACCGTCTATCCACCGCTGCCCTCTGCCGAATACGTCGGGAAGCCTTACGGACGGCAGGTCTCCTACACCGAGCAGCAGACCCGCCACGGAACGGCATTCCGCCATGCGAAGTACAAGTACACCCGGACGGAAGTGTGGCTGGAATGCGTGCCCCTGTGAAAGACGGATTTTCCTGTCCTTTACACTTCAAATACATTCCAATACCTTTGCTCAAAACTCTGACGACACATGGATATACTGCATAAACCCGATGCGCTCAGCCTGACAGGCTCGATGGACCACCTGGTCCTCTCGGCGGCGGACGACGTATCGTTCGTCCTGAAATATGCCGACAGCGGACAGACAATCGTCCAGCACGTTTATACCCCCTCCAAGAATGGACGTATAGAGGTCGATCTGGAGCGGATCATAACACCGCTGCTGTCGTTCCGGCTGCAGGACAGACAGGAACCCTACCGGCAGACGGACATCGCACGCCGGTTCAGGATCGAAATCAAGGAGAAAAAGACGAATGCCGCCGCATCATACGCTTTCACGGCCCTGCGTGCCGGCATCGACCGCCTCGCCGATACGGCCGACGCATGGCTCAAGGGGAACTTCCTCACCTGGCAGCCGACGGTGAAGCCCGTCACTTACTACACGCCCGAGTTCCTCACCTACTATGCCGTGGAGGATTCTGTCGTGAAATGCAAGGCCTACACGGAGCAGGACGGTGGTCATGCGGAGGATATCCTGACGCTGGCCAGCCTGGGCAAAGACACCGTATGGACCGTCCCCCTGCAGTATGCCGTCATCGCCGGAAAGACGGGGAAGCTGCCCTCCTATTATGATGTATGGGTGGAAGACACCGCAGGCACACGCCTCACTTACGTGCAGCGGTACTACGCCTCCGGCATCCGCAGCGAGCAGGAACAGTGGGTGCTTTTCGAGAACTCGCTGGGCGGCATCGACACCTTCCGCGCATACGGAGACTCGGAAAACACGGCGAAGCACACGCACAACATCGCTGAAATCGGCGACGATGCAGAGGAGTACCGCGTCGATACCGTCCGGGAGTACAAGAAGAACACCGGGCATCTCTCTCTCGAGGAGCGCAAGTGGCTGCTCGACTTCTTCCCTTCGCTGGGGAAGTTTCTCTACGCAGGCAATCATATTCGCCGAATCGTCGTGACGGAAAGCGATGCGACATGGAAGACTTCGGAGCTGCCGTCAGCCTACAGCTTCACGTACCGTTATGCCGATGCCCGGCCTTACCTCAACATCACGCGTCCGGAAGGTGCCGCACTGCGGACGCTTGACATCAAAATACCCGACATAGGGTCTTTTACCGTCGCCCCACGCCTGGCTGAGCTGGAACGGCTGCCGCTGAGCGGTGGGGCACTCTTTCCGGTGCAGAGTCCTTACTCAGACCACTGGAACATCACTTCGGCCGCCGCCCTGCTCGCCTGGTTTGCAAGCGAGGTGAAAGCGAACTACGGGGATGACGGTGCGTTCGGGCATCGGCACGACAATATGTCGGTGCTGCAGGCACTGAACCGTATCGGCAATTATCTGACGCTCGATGCACAGAAAATCTCTGCCGGACTGGCGGATGTAGCCGTCTCAGCACAGTCGCTCGCCCCGGAGAGTACCGACTGGGACAAAATTGTCCGAACGGACAAAGACACCCTGGTCCGTGCCGTGACAACCTTCCTGAAAGGAATTTATGTGGCCGGCGGCAGAGGTATAGACAAAGACGGCACTGCAAATCTTCTCGACCTGTTTTCACGCTATGTCACGGCAGAATCCCTTAAAAGCAGGGACTTCCATTCAGGCCTGCTCGACGGCTCGGGCTACGGAATCTACGAGGACGAGCACGGAAAGAGCGTGGCGGAGGTGGACAGGCTCGAGGTCAGACAGAAGGCGACCTTTGCCGAGTTGGAGTACATACGGCTGGCATTCACCACAGGCGACGTGGGTTATACGAGCGCAGGCGGCAGAATCGCTTTCGTGAAGAAGACAGGGAACGTGTTTCGTTGCTACTTCTTGGCTGATGACGGAGAAAAGCGTGTCGCCAACGAGTGGCGGGTGGGTGATATGGCTATGTGCAGGACGGCGAACCTCCTGTCACGGACGACGAAGCAGGCGGCCGACCGCTACTACTGGAGGCTGGTGGTGAACACAGGCGAGGAGACAACCGGCGGAAAGCCGTATTACTTCATCGACCTGTCCGACACCAGGGGAAGTCTCGAACTGACCGTTGACGGAAAGAAGCATGTCTGCGTGGGCATGGACACGAGCACGGAGAACGACGTGCCGCAGGCGGAGGACGACATCATACAATTAGGAAGCCAGACCGACCCAGACAGGCAATACGCTTATGTCATCTATGTGTCGGAGGGAAAGCGGGTCGATTATGCCGGCATCAACGACTACGACCTCACACGGCACATCGTCAACGAGTTCTCGCCACGAGGAACAACGATACGCTCCGACAGCTTCAAGGTCATATCCGGAGCAGGGACAGGCACGAGCAGCCCCCTCGTCTGCGAGCGCGGGGCGTGGTACGATGGAGCCGTGTCCGGGCACTACGATCACTGGAGCCACAACAACGCCACGTGGCTCTGCATCGTCGGCAAGGGTATGACCACCACCGCCGAGCCCAAGGACGGCAGCCCGGAGTGGCTCAAGGAAACCTACGGAGAAAGCAGTACCGAACTGGACATCTTCACCGACCGTGGGAATATCATCCGCAACGGACAAGGGACCGTCACGCTGACGGCTGTCGTCACGCATGGCGGCAAGGATATAACTGACACATTTCCTATGTCCGCTTTCTCGTGGACGAGGAACAGCGGAAACAAAACATACGACACAGAATGGAACAACAGACACGTTGGGGTAGGGAAAACCATTACAGTGAATGCGGCAGATATATTCAAACGTGCAGTGTTCGAGTGCATATTAGACAATTAATTAAAAATAGATATTATGGCAACAACAGCAAGAAACCAGATTACCATTGTAGATTTGAATGACGCAAAGAGCGTACAGGTGTATTTCACAGCCACGCAGGGCTTCTCGCAGGGCTACAACCCCGACACGCACCAGTTCAGCCCGAACTACCCCTCGTCAAACAACGTCATTACGCCCAAGGTGTATGAGACAGGAGACGCGAACGACCACCTCGCCCGCTGCTCGAACGTGAAGTACACCATCGGCGGAACGGCCTATACGGCAAGCTCAGGCAACGCCTCCTACGTGGTCGGGGCCGACGGCACGATGACAATCAAGGCCAACCTTTCCGGCAACCTCAACGTGACGTTCGAGGCGGACTACACCGACGAGGACAACATCGTTTCGAAGATCGGCGGCTCGTTCACCATTATCCGCAACGAGAGCAGCGGGGCCCTCTTCCAGGTGGTGCTCACCGCCCCCAAGGGCAACATCTTCGACAAGTCCGTGCCCGGAGACCTCACCGTGCAGGCGCAGGCCGTACGCGGCGGCGTGAAGGACGACACGAACGTCGCCTACGGCTTCCAGCAGTTCGACATCGCACAAGGCAAGTGGGTGTCTGTTGCGGCGGGAAGATCCAACGGCAAGACGCTGACAGTGAAGCCTGACGACGTGCTGAACTTCCAGACTTTCAAGTGCATTGCCACCGATGCCGGCGGAACGGACAAGGCGGCCACGGCAGAGGCCATTATCACGTTCGAGGACAAGACCGACCCATACACTGTCGAACTCTACTGCCCGACAGGCGACAAGATTGTCAACGGCACTGGTTCTACGACCGTCAATGCCCGTGTGTGGCAGGGAGGCAAAAAGATTGAAGACGAGAACACACCGGCGGCGAGCCGCAAGTTCAACTATGCGTTTGCGAAGTTCGACAAGGACGGCAAGCCGCAGAACTGGAATGGCACCACCTCGAACATAAAGACCGGCAATCCGATAACCGTGCTCGCTGCCGAGGTGAACACGAAGACGACATTGGTCTGCGAAATCACTAAAAAGTAAGGATTATGGCCGTCGCAAGAAACCAGATTACAATAACGAGCGAACAACGTGATTACACTTTCCTCCGTTACTCGGATGACGGAGGAAAGACGTTCACGGCGGCGCGGCCCATAACGCAGGCGCAGGCCGACGCACCCGGGAGGAACCTCGCACGCGGCACGGCGGATTTCAGCGGCGGAAAGGCGAACTGGAACATGGACTACAGAATCAAACCGACGGACGAGAAATACATGGGTCTGACGGTCATCCGCATTCCCGATTCGTGGAACCAGGCCGGCTCGATAGTCCCCTGCAGGGCGGGCAAGACCTACACTTTCTCCTTCTGGGCGAGGGTTGATGAGCTGGAAGGTGGCAGATGCGGCGGTGTCATCCGTAATTGCAGAAAAGGTGAACACTACGAATACGTGAGCTATGACGGTATCAAGACAGGCAATAGTCTGTACCTTACATATACGAAGGAGTGGAAACGTCACACGTTCGTCCTGCGCTTCCTGAAGGATGCTCCTAATGCGGCGTTCAGCGTGGAGAAAGACGCAAATGGCAACACGCTGTTCGTCTGCGGATTCAAGGTGGAGGAAGGCGAGACGGCGACGCCATGGTCACCGGCCCCTGAAGACCAGCAGAGGGGCACGACCCCCGGCAAGTACCTCGGCACACTCGTATGGGACAAGCCCTACCCGAGCATGGACACTTCCGCCTACACGTGGAGCGAGGTGCAGGGCATTCAGGGCGAGCGTGGCGAGAAGGGCGAAGCGGCTGAGGTGTATCGTTTGAATGTTGTTGAGGAAACGGCAAAGGTTACGCCGGCAGGGGTTTTATACGTCTCTCTTTCGTATAGTGTTCTTCATATTCAGGGAGGCAAGGTTGAAAATGTTGGTAATCTGGATGATTTCAGGGTCGTGTGCGAATCCGATACGCATGATAGTGCAACTGTTGAAAAAGGTATCGGTTTCGTGTGTAAATACACGATGAATGACTATTTTGCCAACTCTAATCGTCCGAGTTTCTTCCGTGTTCAGCTGTTCAGGGGCAATGAGTTGCAGGATGAGCGTGTGGTGAATGTTCAGCTGGAAGCGGCTTCTTATGTCGAGGTGGTTGGCGATTTGCGCAAGACCGTCTCGCAGCACGGAAGGAACATCTCCAGGATAGAGCAGAAGGCGGACGGCATATCGCTGAAGGTGGAGGGGATGAAGAACGGCGTGAGGAATCTCCTGAAAGGAGGCAGGCTGAATGTCTCGTTCTCGACCTACGGACTCCCGTCCGCTTTCCGTCTGAAGCTCAAGCCCGATACCGACTATACGCTGACGGTCTGCGGACGCATCAGCGAGGATGCGCTGAAGAAGGGACAGACGCTGCGTACGTACGTCTTTGACAAGGACTGGAAGTGGTCCGCTGACTTCGGCATCCAGTCCACGTCGGACACTGCGGCATCCGTCACGTTCCGCATACCGGCAGACAGACATTCGCCGGAAGACTACTATATCAGCTGCTTTCCGTTCCCGAACCAGGAGCCAAAAGGGAAGAACGGTGAGGTGACCGTCAGCTGGATAGTCCTCACGGAGGGCACGCAGGCGGCGGCATCGTGGATTCCGGCAGAGGGGGAGGACGTGGAAGCACGGATGAAAAGCGCAGGGATGGAGATAAAAGACGGCGAGATAACCCTGACGGCCAACAGGACGAAGATACGCAACAACAAGGGCGAGGACATCGCCGTGTTCAACGAGGACGGTACCGTCGACGCCCGCCGCATCCTGATGCGCTGCCGGTTCGGGAACATCACCTTCGGAGAGGTGGACGGCTACCCGAACATCATCATCACCAATGCGCTCAACCAGCCGATGCTCATGCTCAACCACAGGGGCATCGTGTCGCCCTACGGAGCGGACATCGTACTGCTCAACTGCAGCGAGTACTTCACCCGCCGGGACGAAGCCGTGCTCGGCGTGAACATCGTCGTGAGGGTCACCAACATGGGATTCCAGGAGCAGACGTTCGGCGACAACATCCGCCTGACGGCGACCCTCGGGGGAGGGCTCAACAGGACGCTGACGCTCGTGCTGGGCGAGTACCACGTCAAGGGCATCGCCGACCCTGGAATAGCGGTGGCGGCGAAGCAGCCCGTCACGCTGAAGATCGGCGAGACCGGCACGCTCGTCTACGGTGCGCACCACACCGTCGGGAGCACGTCGGGAGGAAACCTCGTAGCACAGTCCGTGTCGTTCTCCGTCAGGGCGACGTATGCCGACAAGGTGGTAGACGGCAGCTACACGGAACGGCTCGACGCTTCGGACGGGCTGCCCGACTTCTCCGGCGGACTGCCTGGAGGCGGACTGCCTGGAGGCGGGAACATCCTCTCCGGACTCTGACGGATGGTGCAACGTGATACATACGTGTCGGAAAGCATAACGCCTGTCCTGTGAACGGAAGCCCTTGGGACAGGCATGAGGGGCATTCTTTTTAAAAAAACTGGATAACAGGAAAGGACAGAAATGAAAACAGTATCTTCGAAAACAGAGAAGACGGTGGTGGCCGACCTCGGCCGCTTCCGCCACGTGGTAAGTTACACGGCAGACGACACCGACCCGAAGGCCGTCAAGGTCATCCGCCTCGAGGACAGCGTCGTGAACCTCGCCGCACCTGGCGTGGCCAGCACTCCGAAGGGAAAGCTCGCATACGACGGCGTGAGCATCAAGGCAGAGGAGATAGACATCTGCCCCTGCTTCGCATCCATCGTGGAAGACCTCAAGGCCGTCTGCGGGGCGATAGAGCACGGCGAACCGCTCCCCGACAGGGCGTTCCCGGCGGAGGAGCAGGCGGAAAAGGAAGAGAAACTCGAGGACAGGGAGGACTGACGCATGGATTCGCAAAAGCCGTTGAAGCCTGAATGAGACGGGCTCTCCCGTTTTCTCCTTTCAGAAGAAAATATTTTGTAGGAAAGATGGACAGGAGGAAGCGTACAAGGCTTCCCTCTGTCCGTTTTTATGAAGAATCTACAGCACTCCCCGGTAATTTAGCAGCAGACGGTTGGCCTGCTGAATGTCCTTCGGCGTATAGATGTCCGTAATCAGTATCGACGAGTGGCGCGCCTGATCCCGCACGCTGAGAATATCCGTGTTGGCGCGGAGCATGTTCGTTATACCTGTATCTTTCAGGCTGTAAAACTTGTAACGGTCCGTCATCTTCAGAGCCTTCCGCACGTGATGGTGCCAGTAGTCCCTGAATGACTTTTCGCTTCTCCGCTCTCTTCCCGGGGCGAAGCCGTCGCTGAACAGGTAATAGTTCCCCGGGCTGTCGAAAACGCGCAGGTCGATCATCAGTCTGAGCACATGGTCAGGCATGGTCAGAACCGCATCGTTGTGATTCTTTGTATTCGTTCCATGCAGCAGCAGCGTTTTCTTGTTGATATCAAAATCGCCCACTTTCAGATAACTCATTTCTTTAGGGCGGACGAAGAGATAGTGTAGGATATAACAGGCCAGCAGGAAATGTCTGTTGTGTTCCTGCAGCCATTTCTTTATGTTTTCCAGTACATCGTCGGGTATTACGTCTCTGTTCTTGAATTCTCCTCTGCGCCGGACAATGGAATAACTCTCGGTCGGATCCGTCGGGATGTACCCGCGCTCAAGAAGATACCTGCAGAAGGTCTTGAGCCAGGAAAGGTAGTTGTTTCTGGTACGGATGGTGTTATTCCTGTCCACGAAAACATAGTCAAGGAACTGTCCCACCAACCGGCTGTCAAACTGATAGGTATAAAACAGATTGATCTTCTGTTTCTCCTTCCACTCCTTCAGTATCCTGACCCTGCTGGTGTAGGATGTGACGGACTCTTCTCTCATGTTATGCTCTTTGAAGAGCTTTAGAAGATAGTTTTCGTATTTTCTGCAGACATCATCAAAGGAGGAGTATTCGAGAGGCTGCACCATCTCCACCCACGGATTCCATCCCTGCATCAGTTTCTCCGTGAGTCTTTTGATGAGGGCCTCGCCATACACCCGCTGGTTGCGTTTGCCCTTGATGTGGTCAAGCATGAACTTCTTGATACGGAACTTCCCCCTCGTTGGGTCAAACGCTGAGAGTGAGACATAGCATTCCGAAGCCTGATGAAGCCTCGGAGTCTTCCAGCCGACAATCTCATTGATTGCCGTCTGCCTGTTCTGATTCTGAAGAAAATTTTTTTTAGGCAT